TACTTTTAAGGTTGCCGTCTGGCCCCACTATAAACACATAGTCTTCTTCGGTTACGTCGTCAAGAACATCATCTTCTAGCTCAAAGGTATGTTCGGATGGTCTCATTATATTGTTTCTCCAGACGTCTAAAGTATTTATTGGATAGTCTTACTAGTCTCTGTGTGGTTTTGTCTTGCTCACCAAACACAGTCTTATAAAGTTCATAGGTAGTTGTGTCCTCCAGCTTAGTGGCATATTCTGGTATGTCCACTGCCCGTTCTGTAGCAAGTGTAAAAGCGTAGGCATCAACTTCATCTGGCTTACCAAGATAACGTTTGACTATAGACATTTCGTCATTATTATAACAAATGTAATCTTTGCAACGGCGCCAGCCACGTCTACGATGCTGATTTAGATGAACATACTCGTGTCCTAAAATGCTAACTAGATCAGCCACGAGATCGAACCATCTTTCTTCAGTCACGTCAGATTTGTTAAAATGCAGTTTTTTTCTACGAGCATTCATCAAGATATCTATTTTGATACTTTTTAGATTCTGTCTATCTAAATCAGGACTGTAACTTCCTTCTATCTTGAAGCCCCCTAGATTATTAGTTTTTTGTATTCCTATACTACATTCCACAAAGGGAATAGCTTGATTTAGTTTGCGCACAACAGTGCTAGGACTAAGACTTTTGCCCTGTAATCCTTGGTATAAACCAAACAGCCTAGCAGTAAGTGTGAAAAAATTCATATTTTATTTAAATAGGATCAAGCTCATTAACACACTCTGCACCACAAAACCCAGTGCTATGGTAATCATATTAAGTAGATTACGTGTTATTATTGCAGTACCAAATAAAAGAACTAGAGCAGCATAGACAAATAGTATTATATCTGTTGGCATAGGTTTATCAGTTAGTCCTGATAGAATAGCCAACAATGTGGGTATTGTAGAACAATGCAAGGTAATACTAGCCAACCAGGCGAGAGCATCTGCAGTCACTTTTTTAATGCGACCTAAAAAATACTCTCTAACTGGTTCAAAATACAATTTGATAGTTTCCAAAAACATATTATCCCTTGTAGAATATGTGACGCCCAATTTTGGCCACGGGTTTTTTGCCCCAGCCTGGGTTCACGTAATCTGCGTGATAATACAGTGCTTCACGGACGCTGTCAAGTCTAAAGTTTTCGAGCAGGACCTTTTTGGCCACATTCATACTTTCAGCATAGCGTTCGGGATGAATTGGTTTGATGGTCATACCCGGCTGGCAAACCCAGCTAAATTGGCAGACAATTTTGTCCATAATGGTATTTCTCTGGTAGACAACTTCACAGACGTCATTTCCAAATTTTGTACTGCGTACACGGTTCAGTGTGACCTGTGCCACAGCAACTTTACCTTCAAAACTTTCACTACCTGCTTCCCAGTAGATATTTTTGGCCAGGCAGGTAAGTTGTCTTGTGCGAGTGGCCATATCAGCACGACTCACGACCATTTGATTATTTTCGGATTCTAATTTGGCGAACTTATTTTTAGTCACTTCAGTTAGTGCTGATCCCACCATAGCAAGACCAAAACCTAAAAATAAAACCTGCGCAATCCTAATCATAAAATTACAACGTTTGGTTAGTTGCAATATTTCTTTTTTCTCCATAAGTAAGTACTCCTTTCTTTATGGTTCATATATATGTAAAACAATTCAAAGGTAGAAATCTACGTAGATAACTAGTTAACTATAGTTATTATAGCATAAAAATGCCGTAATAGTACACTTTTAAGGCAAAAAATTATGGTTTAGATGTTCGAGTAATACCAACCTGGCCAAGGTTAGAATCATTTTTACCCATACCCAAAATGGTTTTTATTTGATTACCAACATTATTATTTTGTGTTAAATTGGACAAAAGAGTTCCTGTACCAATGTTTCCTGAGTCGGCACCGTAATTGGCCAAACCGGCTGCAAAATTTAGTCTGTTGGTTGTTGCATTACTTCCTTCAGTGGCAGTACTGAAATTACCTCGTTGATAATTTGCTATTTCATAGTAGACACTTTGACAGAGATAATTCCATTTTTCGTTAAGTTTTTTAACGATGTCGGCAGTGTTTTTGTCCGTGTCAGCGGCTGCTGTTCCCAGTAAATCATAATACTCCTGTATCTTGGAATTCAGCCTCGATTGCCAATAATTTGGACCTGCTTTTCTTGTTACTATTTTTTTAGTTTTTTTCTTTTTAATCTGACTTTTAAGTTTTAAAGGTTGATTAACATCAAGATTTTGACTATCTACATTTATTATCACAGTACCTGCTGTAGCAATGTTAAGTTCTAATTCTTGTTCTTCCACGCTGTCAAATTCTTCCGTTATAGAAGTTTCAAGAGGTGTGGGAATCCAGGACTTAGCTGCCTGTGCCTCGGCAGCGGTAAGGGGAAATTCCGCTTTTAATCTAGAAATTTCTGTAAGTGTATCTCTTATGCTTATGCCGTACTTGCCTTTGTATAATTGATCTATTAGTGCGTTTATTTCATCCAGTGTGTCTTTGAGGTAGCCTGAACCCATACCTATGATTTGCAAAATACTAACTGGCCCACCATCGGGACTCATAGGAAGGAATTTTCTAAGTTGTTTTGCTATATCGGGATCAAGTGCCTCTCCGTTGGCCCCTCGTATATTTTCCAGTCCGGCGGCATCAGGACTTAAATTGATTCCCTGTATAAGATCAGCTAGAGCAGGACCTGACTCAATTACCAAGGTATTGTTATTTTCGAAAATATCCTGCCCCACTTGTTCCAGTGTTTTAAATTCACTGTCATTGATTTTACCGCTTACTTTTTCTAGACTGGTATAATCTAATAGACTAGACATATTAGCAACATTGGTTTCCAGTACTTCCTGAATTAATTTTAATGTGCTAGTATTAGTAACATTTTGAAGTATGTTTTTAATTTTTTGTTCGTTATCAGTATCGTATAGATTAGTTGCATTTATATTCTGTGCAATTAGACTATCGGATATACTGACACCGTCATTTGTTTTTTGATCAGCTAGTTGATTTTCCACTATGCCCTTCATTACCCAGCCTGCTGTACCAAAACCTTTCCACACACCGTTGTAGATTTCGCCATCAGCAATTAAAGATCCTAGTTTTCCTAGATTTCTAAATGCCTGAGTTAGAGCTTTACCTTGTTTATACTTACTCCATTTTTGTGTTGAATATTCTTCTAGAGTATCTGCTTTAAAATCTCTCAGTGGCTTTTCACAGTTCTTTAAACTTGCTAGATATTTGTTACTAGTTTCTGCCCAGGAATGCGCCTGCCTAAACACACTTATAAATCTATCAAGATTAAATTTACCTTCACCAAGCAACCTTTGTATCTGTAGATCCATATAGTAAAACACATTACCTGTAAATCCCAGTATAACTTCATTGTTATAATCTTTAAGGCCACGAGGTATAACACCAGTTAGCGCAGGTATAGCACTATCATTTCCAAAAGTAGTCTGTCTCTGGTTGAACCAGTACTCTCTAAAAAATCCTGTATTATAGGGGACTTGTTTAACCTTGGGTGCCATTGATGCAGGAAGAGCATCAAGTTGTTTCTGGCTTAATACTTGTCCTACCTTGTAGATGGGGGCCTTGGTTGGAAATAAACTACCTAGTCCATAACTACCACGCTCGTTTTTAATAGGAGATTCAGTGACTTTGTAGATAGGTGCCAAATCATTTAAACTCATTGCCACTAGGTTACCAAGAGCACTTAGACTACCGGCATAGATGCCAGTGCCAGTGGTGCGTTTGATATATTGATCAGAAGGAACCCAGGCTGGTGTGATGGGCACTGGAGCTTCTTTAAGTCTTGGTCTAGATCTGTGAAATGCAGGTATCTGATCTATCCCCTGATGCACCGTGTTTTTAAGATCTGCATCGTGTAGATCTGATTCTTTAAGAATTCTAACCTGGTCGTAGGTTATAAAGACTAGTTTACTGACAGGCTCATCTTGTTCTGTTATAAAATATAGGGGAGCGTATTGTACTGCCATATCACTGTCAGGATAAACTTCTGACGGTGGACCGTAGTACTCAACTTCCCATTCAGTAATTTGTTTGCCAAAATTCTCTACAGTTGTGCCATTAGCTATGAGTAAGTCTAACTCGGCCTCCGTTATATAGGCTAGTATAGCCACTGTGCCATCATCAGTTTTGATTCTTCTAGGCACATTTTCCACACTCTCGTCACTGGTCCAGGCACCATTGTCATAGGTGCCCTGCGAAAAATCAATTTCCCAAGCCATTAACCACCGCCTCCCTGTGCTGTAGTACCTGACGGGATAAGATTACCGTAAAATAAAAAACTATTGGGATAGAGATCATTTCTTGTACCCAGGGCAAGTTCTTCATTTCTAAATTCATCATCTCCACAATCTGCTGCTCGGCGTATAACATAAACTGTTTCGTCTTTTACAGTATATTCGTAACCGGATATTTCTGTGTTTAAATCTGGTAATTTAGCTTCCCCTGTTATATTATAGACCAACAAGGGACTTAGTTTTTTGCTATCTATGTAAGTTTGAAGAGATTTTAAAAAATCCGGATTGACGCCAAAAGGCGCAGGATCATTTTTTAAAAGTTCTGTGGACACACTCAGTGTCATTGGGTCTAGGCCGCCAGTCTCAATATTGGGTTTAATATCTAGCGCCATAATTAACCTATTATAACATTATCGCTAGCTGTAACCACAGTGTGACCACAATCTGCAACATCTGTTAATAAAACAAAAGGTACTCCGTTTACGTATACCCTAGCCGCATCACTTTTTGCACCTGGCACCGTGCCATTGCAATGTATACCACAACCAGGATTACCACAACAGGCGTGTGGGCTATAGACCACACGATGCAGTACCGCAGGCCTACCATTTATATTTGTATCAGGGCTAAGGGGGGCAGTTAAAATGCCCCCAGGTCCCACAATATCACCTTGTCTTGCTATTCCTGGCATTGAGTTTCCTAGGCTACTATACTACCCTTGCTCACAGTCTGTATACCAGTAGTGGTAGTTAAATAATAATCTTGAACTTGTTTTGCTGATTCCGAGTGCATCATTACGTGATCTGCTCGTAGTTCTATGTCAGTATTTAGTTCTGTAGAAAACAGGCTTTGCATCAGAGCCATACCCTGTGCGCTGGGAATTACAGTACAGGGACGACTAATTTTCCAGCCAGCGCCAGTTACTTCTGTAATCTTGGCTACTATTTCGTCACCATTAACTAACTTAAAACTTACAATATCTCCAGCACTATACCCTTTAGATAACAGCATTTACTCGCTCCCAGATTTGATCTTCATTTAATTTCGATAGGCCCTGATAGCCACCTTCCACAAATAACTTGCCATCTTTATAGATTTGTGGCACAGTTCTATGCCCAGCCTCCATAATAAATTGCCTAGCAGCGGGATCTAGATCCACACGCACTTCTTCAAAAGCTATTCCGTATTTTTTAAGTAGATGTTTAGCCTGATCGCAAAAAGGGCAGGCTGCCTTGCTGTATACTGTTAACATATCTTTCCTTTTAAATATCTGGTAGTTCTTCGTATTCTAATTTGTCACTCATAACACCAATAACATAGTTTGTTGATTCTGATTCTTGCAGTGCAGTTTGTTTTTTATCAGTGCTCACGTGCTTGTTAAACCAGGGTATAGGTGTGTTTTTAGGAGCGGACTCAGTATATTTAATGCCTATCTCCTTGAGAGAAATTAAAGCTGTATAATCTACAAAGTCTTTGAGAATATTGGCGTTCAAACCAATTACTGGACCTTTCTTGAATAAGTAGTCGGCCCAGGCCTTTTCTTCCTGTATTACTTCCAGATACATTTGATAGACTTCTGCTTCGCACTCTGCCTTGGCTCTTGCAAAACGTGGATCTTCTTTGACTACTTGGTTGATTAACCAAGCCGTCCAACCTTTGTGTAGTAGTTCGTCCTGTAGGATTAAACTGATAATGTTACCGTTGCCAATAAAAATCTTGTTCTCTACCATTGCAAGACTTGTAGCAAATGACACCATAAAGCGAAAAGCTTCTAGGCCATAACTAGCATTTAGGGCTAGCCAAATTGCACGTATATGATCAAATTCGTCTACAGCAAAGCCTGCTTCTTTAGCACAGTTCATTTGATGTAGCTTGTCATAATATTTTCCTATGCTGCTGGCCATATCAACTATTTCTGCAGTGTCGTGAATAGTGTTAAACACTTCTTTTGGCACATTGTAGATGTTGCGAATAATATGACTGTAGCTGCGACTGTGGATGTTAGTCTCAAAGAACGTCCAGTTGTAGACCAGTGCTTCTAGTTCTGGCAGGCTTACGACCGGAGTAAAGATTTGGCTGGGGCCACGACCTTGCAGACTGTCCAGTGCTGTTTGTCGCAACAGGTTGCTGGTAAAGATATGTTTAACTGCATCAGAAGCTTCCTTAAAATCATTCGCATCCTTGGTTAAACTTATTTCCTCTGGTACCCAGAAAAAACCACGTGCAGTAGTTTCAAAGTCTGCTATTTTTTTATACTTTACTTCTTCGAAACGTTGTATAGTAACTGGTCCCTCGGGGT